TGCCCGAGCCTGCCGCAACTCCCGACGCAGCCGGCCCACAGCCGAAGGCCGCGCTCAACTATCGCCTGGGCGGCGATCACTGCCATGTCTGCATGTACTACACCGAAAACGCGGACGACGTTGAAAACGGAACATGCACCCGCGTCACGCCGCCGAATGTCTCGGGTCACGATCTCTGCGACGACTTCAAGCGCGCCGCGCACATGCGTGAAGAGACTGGTGAGGACGAGAAGCGAGCCGATCCGATGGTCGATAGCCTGCAACGCCGCGGCATGATCTCCGACAAGGCGATGGCCGGCCTGCGCGGGCGCGATTACTGACGTGAGCGTTCCCAACGTGATCGTCGATCTGGCGCTGCTGGTCATCGCGATCTTCGCCATGGCGAACGCTCCCTGATGCCGCAAGACGAGTGGGACGCCTACGACACCGAGCTGGCCGACGATCCTGACGAATGGCGCGACGAATGCGACGATCCAGCCCGAGAGGATTTTGCCGAATGACGCTCGCTTGGCTCGGCCGAACCGTGTGGAACAAGGGCGTGTTTCCGCTCGTGCTGCTGACCGCAATCGCGCCGCTGGTCGTGATCGTCGCGCTGTATCTGATCGTGACGCGCGATCGCTGCCAGTACGACGAGGCGTAAAGATGACCGACAACACAGCCCATCGTTTTGAGAACGAAACGTGCCGTCTGCGTTTCATTGAACGCGATGGGCGCCGCATATTGCAGCAACAATGGGAATGGTCGCAGGGCGGCGAGGGCGGAAACGAGTGGAAGGACGTTCCTCTCGTTAGTGAAGAGCCATGACGTCATATCGGTCCAAGACGGCGTTGGTGTTCGACCACGGGCTCTTTGTTGAATTGGCCATCACGCTGTCAAAGTCGTTCGGCCGCGTCCTCTATTACGTTCCCTGGGAAACCTGCGCGCCGAAGTCGAACGTGCGCGGCATCGGCGAGGGCATTGACGAGATCGAGCGCGTGCCGTCGATCTGGCCTCACATCGACGAGGTCGACCTGTTCGTGTTTCCCGACGTGTACGAGGGCGCGCTGCAGGACTATCTCGCCGGCATCGGCAAGCGCGTGTGGGGCTGCCGGATGGGCGAGGAACTGGAGCTTGACCGCGTCGCCGCGAAGGAGCACTGCCGCGGCCTCGGCATCGACATCGGCCCCTATACGGTGCTCAACGGCATCGACGCGCTGCGTGCCCACCTCAAGCGGCACAAGAACCAGTTTGTCAAGATTCCCTCGTTGCGCGGCGACATGGAGACCTTCAAGGCGGACAATTACGAGCTGATCGAGCCGCGACTCAACGAGCTGGCCCACAACGTCGCATCGAAGACGATGGAGTTCATCTGCGAGGAAGAAATCCCCGACGCGATCGAGGTCGGGTACGACGGCTATACGGTCGATGGGCGGTTTCCCAAGGAGGCGATTGTCGGCGTCGAGGTCAAGGACGAGGCGTATGTCTGCGCAACGATGGCGTACCGCGATCTTCCCGAGAGTGTTCGCGGCGTGAACAAGTGCCTTGCCGGGACGCTCAAGGCGTACAATTACCGCGGCTTTATCTCGACCGAGATCCGCGCGACCGACGACGGCAAAGCCTACCTGATCGACCCGTGCACGCGATGCGGCTCGCCGCCGAGCGAACTCTACCAGATGATGATCGCCAATCTCGCCGAGGTGATGTGGGAAGGTGCCGCCGGCATCGTGATCGAGCCGGAGTTCATCAAGCCGTTCGGCGCGCAATTGCTGCTGATCTCCGACTGGGCCGACAAGAACTGGCAACAGGTTGAGTTCCCCGGTTCGATCCGCGAGCACGTCAAGCTGCACAACCTGATGATGATCGACGGGGAATACTACGTCGCGCCGCAGTGGACCGGAAACCCGGCAGTCGGCGCCGTCGTCGCGATGGGCGACACGCAGGACGAGGCGATCGCCGAGTGCAAGCGCCTTGCCAAGATGGTCGAAGGCTACTCGATCGAGAAGCCCGAAGTAGCGCTCGACAAGGCGGGCGAGCAGTTGACGGAATTCCTCGGCGAGCAAAAGCCGAAGTCGAAGACCGAGCGCAAGGCGGCTTCGCTCGCGCAACGTGGCGCGATCTCGCCGAAGCAGCTTGCGAAGATGACTGAGAAGGAAAGCGCTTGATGTTTTCGCGGCGGTTTTTCATGAAGCTTGTGGGTGCTGCGGCTGTGACGCCGGCGGCAGCAGTGATTGCGCCGACTGAGGCTTCTGCTCTCCCGGTTGCGAATAGTATTGTGATGAAAACCGGCGGGTATCAATTCACGTCGCAAGGTGCGTGGCGCAACGATCTTTATCGCGAATACGTCCGCGAGAATCTGTTCGCGCCGTACATCGGGCCGCCTCATCCTCTTGCGAAGATGACCGCGGAGGATTGAGCCGTGGACACGACCGCATCCCCGCCCGCAGCATCGGGACAATCCGGCGCGCTGCCGGTCTCCTCGTCCAACCAGACGCACGCCAACATCACCGGCAAGGTGCCGGACGCGGCCAAGCCGCACCGTGGCCGGATGCGCAAGGGCAAGGGTGTCAGGCTGTCGTCGGATCAGCGCAGCCACGTTCGACAACTCACGGCGCGCGGACAGATTTCGCCGCGGGCGGCGGCGAGCCACGGGCTGCAGGGGAAGAAGTGATGCCGTGGGCGATCATGATTGGTCTTGTTATCTCCGGCGTAATCGGATGGCGGATTGACGTGTGGGAGCGGACGCGGCGGGCGCGGTTGAGCGTCTTGGAGCGCGACGCTGAAGACGCCGAGATGGCGGCGTGGTGATGCGCGCCCGCGAGACGCTGTATCTGCTCGCACTGTGGGCCGGGCTGTGGGCCGCGGCTGGGCTCGGCGCAGTGCTTTGGGTGCTCGGATTCCGCTGTGCCGAGGATATCGAAGATGAGCGACGGGCGGGGCATGTGGTGGGCGATCCGTGATGGGTGCCTCGCCGGCCGATGGCGGCTTCCTCGTGCTCAACGACGCGCAACTCGACAGCCTCGATCTGTTGTGCCGCATCAAGGGCGAACACCCGCGCACACGCCTTTACGCACAAAAGTCGTTGTCGCGCGAGGCGCAGCGCGTAATGAGCATCGCCAACGGGCATCCGCAGGCGACGGGCATGCTCGGCTACCACATGCGTCGAAACGACGATGGCCGCGGCGCGCTGCGGCTCGCGATGGACAAAATCAAGGCGCGCGTCTGAAACCCGCACGGAAACCTCGAACCCCCGAAAGGATAACGCCATGTTTACCAAGGACCACGTTGCCGCCCTTGTCGATAGCCTCGGCGCGCTCAACCTCGATCCGCCCGTCGAAGTCGCCGAGGCGCACAGCTTCGGTCTCGGCGTCGACATCTTCGATCCGGTGTCAGGCCAGATCATCACCGCGGCGCGTCCGCAGCGTGCCGATATCGGCCAGTCCGAAATCTTCCTCACCGCGGCGCAGGTCGCGCAGGCGGTCACTGGCGCCCGCATGACCCGGCTCCACCAGGTGCGCGCGGCCGGCTTCCCCTCACTTGAGGCCGCGGCCGAGCACGACAAGCGGGCGGCCGAGGCCGCGGCGCTCGCCGCCAAGCAGGCCGACGAGCGGGCGAAGCTCGATGCCGACCATGCCGAGGCCGCCGCTGCCGCCGCGCAGGCCGCGCAGCCGAAGTCTGCCGAGCCCGCCGAGACGGACGAAGCCAAGAAGGCGCGTGAGGATCAGGAAGCGCGCGACCATGTCACAGCCGAACAGTCCTTGGCTGCCGCGAGCCCGAAGCCGAAGCCGACTGCGCGTCCCTCGGTCTGATCCGCAGGCATCCCTAGCCCATGGCCTTCTCCGAAGTCTCAACGGACGAACTCGCGCGCATCGACAGCGCGCGGGTCGCCGCGCTCGGCGTCGGAGGGCGGCGACCCAACCGGCGCGCGGGTGAAGCCGCCCGCGAGCCGCTGCGCGATCCGGCCGACAAGCGCGAGCAGCCGTCCGACGACAAGGGCGAGTTCCTCCCCGTCCGCACGCTGCGCCAGCAATACGTCGACTACCTCACAACCAAGGTCGACGAGATCGAAGAGGCCAAGGAATCGCGGCGCTACTATCACGGCGCGCAGCTTACCGCCGAGCAACTGCGCGTGTTGCGCGGGCGGCACCAGCCGCCGATGGTGTGGAACCGGACCAACCGCAAGATCAACGGCATCATCGGGCTGGTCGAGCGGATGCGCTCCGATCCGAAGGCGCTGCCGCGCACGCCGAAGAGCGAGCAGGGCGCCGAGATCGCCACCCAGTCGATCCGCTACGTGCTCGACGCCAACGAGTGGAAGAGCATCGATCCGTGGTGCCTCCTGCAATGCGGCATCGACGGCATTGCCGGCGTGCAACGAGTTCTGAAGCAGGACAAGCAGGGCAACTTCAATCTCCGCATCGACTGGGTGATCGGTGATGAATATTTCTACCAGCCGAAGTCGTACCGGCTCGACTTCGCCGACTCGCGCTACGAAGGCATCGCCAAGTGGGTCGACCTCGACGAGGCGATCGAGCTTTTCCCCGAGCAGGAAGAACTGATCTCCGGAATGTTCGAGGGCGACTCGGACATGACGACCAATCCGGATCGCGACATCAAGTGGCTCGCAACCTCGACCAAGCGGCTTCGCCTCGTCGAGCACTGGTACAAGCACAAGGGCCGCTGGTGCTGGGCGTTTTACGTCTCAACCACTTTGATCGACGAGGGCGAGTCGCCGTTCTTCGACGACGAGGGCAACTCGATATCGTCGTTCGATATGTTCTCCGCCGCCGTCGATCAGGATGGCGACCGCTACGGGTTCATCCGCAACCTGAAAGGGCCGCAGGACTCCTTCAACCAAGGCAAGATGAAGATGCTTCATCTTGCCAACACCAAGACCATCAAGGCGACCAAGGGCGTCGTCGATGACGCCGAAACCGCGCGGCGCGAAGTCGCCCGGCCTGATGGATTTGTCGAGATCAATCCGGGCGGCACGTTCGAACTTCTCGACACCAAGCCGGACCTCGCCGCGTTCGCTGCGTTCACCGAGGACGCCAAAGCGGAGATGGACGCCTACGCCAATTCCAACATTGCCGCGATGGCGGGCGGCACCGGACTGATGAACATCTCGGGCCGCGCGATCGAGCTTCTCCGCCAGCCCGGCATGGCCGAGCTTGGTCCGTTCATTCTCGCGGTTCGCGGCTGGAAGCTGCGCCTCTATCGCAACATCTGGACAACCGTTCAACGCTACTGGACCTCCGAGCGTTGGATCAGGGTCAACAACAACGAGAAGCTGGCGCAGTTCATCCAGTTGAACGGGCTCGGGCTCGACCAGTTCGGCCGTCCCGCGATCGTCAACGCGGTCGGCTCGCTTGACGTCGACGTGATCCTCGAGGAAGGCCCGGACGTCGCCAGCCTGATGCAGGAATTGTCCGACGCGATGAAGGGCTATCCGCCCGGCACCTTCCCGCCGCAAGTGCTGATCGAATGCTCTAGCTTGCCGCGCTCGGACAAGGATCGCGTGCTGGCGATGCTCACACCAAAACCGCCGCCGCCCGATCCGATGGCGGAGATGGTCAAGCGGCTCGGCGTCGAGAATCTCGCGGCCGACGTCGCGCTCAAGGGCGCCAATATCGGCAAGACCCACGCCAGCGCCGAGCAGGCGCTCGCAACCGCGGAAGAAAAACGCGCGAAGGCATCGACCGAGGGCGTGCGGGCGCATGCGACGATGAGCGCAACAGACATCGCTGCGGCGGAGTTTTCACGCGATACGCTCGTACAGGCCCACCAACTCGCCAACCCGCAACCTCCGGCCGCGCCGAAACAGCAAGGATCTCAGCCATGAGACGCATGATCGTTGCGGCGGTGGCCGCGCTGTTCGCTGCGATATTCTTGCTCGGACCATCGCGGGCCGCACAGCCTTACAAGTTCATCAGCGCGGCCTCGACCAATGCGACGGTTGTATCTCCTGGCGATCACAAGGTCGTCACCGTCGTTGCGGTCAACACCACGACGACGGTCTATTACCTCAAGTTCTACGACAAATCGACGACGCCGACCTGCAATTCCGACCCGGTCAAGTTCCTGATCCCGATTCCATTCGGTGCGAGCAACGCGGGCGGCGGAGCGGTGATTCCGTTCGGTACGGATGGGCTCGATTTTACGCAGGGGTTTTCGTTCTGCATCACCGGGGGCAGCGCGGATAACGACAACACCAACGCGGCGACCGGCGTGACCGTGAGCTTCGCCGTCAAATGATGCGAACAATTGCGCTCATTCTCATCCTTGGTGCGCTCGCGCTGGCCGCGCCGGATGCGCGCTCGCAAATGACGATGATGGGAATCGGGTCGGGGAGCTTTGGCGCCGGCGTCCCTGTGACGCCATGTGTGCAGGATGGCCTCGACTTCACCAAGTCCTGCAACGCAGTCCTATATGTCGTGATCTTCCACTGAGGTCAGCCATGAAAAAACTTCTCGCATTCGCGTTCATGCTGGCCTTCACCGGCTCGGCGATGGCCGCCGACAACACGATGCTGATCACGCCTTGCGCCGCCGGCTGCGTTACGCCCAGATCGGTCGACGTTGGGGCCGGCGTTCAAGCGCCTGCAAGCGTCCTGGTAGGGACCACGGGAAGCGCGATCTACGGCACCGCCGGCACTGCGAATGCGAACGTGCTCTCCGTGCAGGGCATCGCGGCCGGAACGCCGCTATTCATCGGGGGGCCTGCGGCGACTGGTGCGGCGCTCTCCGGCAATCCTGTCCGCGTCGGCCTCAGCGACGGCACCAACGCGCAAAACTGGTTCACAGCTCTCGCCGGGCTTCTCGGCGACGGCGTCAATGGTAACAACACCGGGGCCGTCGCGCCGTGGGTTTGGAATGGCGCATCGTGGGACCGAATGCCGGGAACGGCCGCCAACGGGATTAAAGCAATCGTGACCAACGCCGGCACGTTCGCGGTGCAGGCCACGCTGGCTGCCGAGACGACCAAGGTTATCGGCACGGTCAATCAGGGCACTTCGCCGTGGGTGGTCTCGAACGGTGGCACATTCGCGGTTCAGGCGGCACAGTCTGGAACGTGGAACATTACCAACATCTCCGGCACCGTGTCTCTCCCGACCGGAGCGGCCACGTCGGCCAATCAGACGACCGAGCTTGCCTCGCTGGCCTCGATCGACACGAAAGTTGGATCGGCGATCCCGACACAGGCCACCTCAGTTCCGATCGGCGGTGTGTCGAACGACCCGTGCAGCTATGCGGCCAAGACGAACCTGCCGATCAGCTTCCAGACCACCTCCATCACTCAGCAGATCGCCCTGTCCGGATCGACCAAAATCTACGTCTGCTCGCTCTCGCTGATTGCTTCGGCCGCGACGGTGTTCTCGGTCACCGGCGGCACCGGGACGAACTGCGGAACGCCTGCCGCCCTGATCGGAACCACAAGCGCAACGCACGGCCTGTCGCTTGCAGCCAATGGCGGCATGACGCTCGGCAACGGCGCCGGGACGGTCGCGGTGACCGCGGCGGGATCGGAACTGTGTCTCGTCCAGTCTGGTGCCGGTGATCTGGTCGGAAACCTGACCTACGTTCAGCAGTAGCCATGACCATCGTCTTACGCATCCTGGCCGCCGCCCTGGCCCTGTCGCTCGCCGCGTGGACGCACGGCAATCCAACGGCGCCCGTTGGCCCCGGCAAGGTTCTCCTGGTCGATGGGGTGTCGTTCCTTCTTCTTGTCGATGGATCGAGCAAACTATGTTTAGCTTCAGGCTGCTGATCGTCGCCATTCTGGCCTTGGCCAGTCATGTCGCTAACGCGGCCGACAGCACGGTCAACGCTCTGACTGCTGCCGGCACTCTCGGCGGAACGGAACTGACCTACTGCGTTCAGGGCGGGGCGGATCGCAAATGCACCGCGACACAGATTGGGGCATTCGCCAATGGCGTGTTCAACGTGCGCACTCAATATTCTGGAAATCCTAATGGCATCGCCAGCAACAACACACCGATAAATAACGCCTTCACGGCTGCGAATGCATTTGTGTCAGGAATTCCGACCGTTTACTTCGACTGTGATACGAGTCAAACGACGTGCGTCTACAACTATTCTGGCCTCACTGGAGGCGGTGGCCTGAGCCCGGCCCAAATGCTTGTTCCGATGACAATTCTGTGCGCACCTGGGGTAACGCTCAACTACACTGGTACGACACACGCGGTTGAGATGGGTCCGACTGGTCTCACAGCGGATCAAAGCGATATCTACCTGATTACTGGATGTCGCTTCACTGATGGAGCGAGTATGACAGCGGGAATCTTCGTCAATAACTTTATAGTCCATCCGCGCGTCATCGGTAATTATTTCCGAAACTTCGGAAACCAGACTGGCTACACCATTTCTTATGCAGGGCCAAATAACTGGGAACCATGGATTATCAATAATGTGTGGACCGATTCTGACGGATTCACCAAAAACATGGTTGATCTTCATTCTGCAACGTTTTCATCTGGTCTTGTTTTTGCCGACAACATGGTGGAGTGCGAAACTGTTGGAGGGACGGCATGCTCTGTTGCGACAACCGGCGTTGGTGTGTGGGCTGTAGGAGGCCGGATTGATCGCAATGTTATTCAGTACCATTATCCGGTAATCCGCGTTGCATCGGCCGGCGGTAATCCACTTTGGATTACCAACAATCACCTGGAAGGTAATAGTAATGGAACTGGTCCGGCGATCAGTTACGGTGATCCAGGGACGGCTGGTGCGGATATAAAGTACATTCGAGTCGCGAATAATATGGTTTTTTGGCCTGTTGCTGCTAACACGAACGTATTCATTGGCCCGGAAAGTGCTTCGAGCGGCTCTCATCAATTCAGCAGTTCGACTGTTATGAATAATTTTATTGGAGACCTTGGCTCTATGAGCGGTAGCGGCAAGGTGATCCAGACTAATGGAGGTGCACATGGGGCATCTTTCTATTTTGGAAATGTGTTCAATAACATCGTTGCCGATCAGTCCACCGCGAACTTCATCGACAGTGCCCAGCAGACGGCTAACGGCTGGACCGTTTACAATTTAGGCGGGACCAAGCTGGCGAACAATATGCCTGTGTTCGATGCTAATGGCGTGAACGTAGACATCGGTTCATTCCATTCGATCACGGGTCCGTTGCTTTGCGCAGACAGCAGCGGTTCTACAACGGTCAAAGCGTGCAACACATCTCCAAAGATTGATGTGGCTGGATCGACGTTTACACCAGCCACGGGCGACTGCTTCACCATCACGTCGACAACCGGCATGACAACCGCCGGCACCCTGGCGGTTAATGGTACTACGGCGCATCCGGTCAAGATCACTGGCGGATCGGCCGATCCTAGCTCTGGAGCCAAAGCCATTCTAGCTGGCGGCTACTATCCCACGTGCTTTGACGGAACGAACTATCAGGTAACTTTAGGGCAATGACTTTGTGGAAACCCTCTCGTAGAGCATTGATCCGATTTGGCGGGGCGATTTTTGCTCCGGCAATCGTCGGGCGTGCATTTGCGCAGGTTCCGATGACAGGTGCCGGTGTGGGGGCGCCAGCGACGGCTCCTAGTTACACTGGCCCGGGCGATATCGCATCAGGTGCAGCAGCGTGGTGGGGTTTGAGAGGTTATAACGCCGCGTATTCGACCGGATCAAATCCAGCTATCGACATCGTCGATCAAGCATTGGCTAATCAACTCACAGTCAACATTCTATCGAATGGCAAGTTGGATGTTTCCTCAGTAGCCACATGGGTGGCGGCGCATACCGTAACGACAATCTTTATAAAGAAGTCGTACGATCAGACGGGTAACGGAAATCATATTGATGCCCCGCGCACTGCCGCAAACTATCCAACTCTCGTGTTGAATGACAATGGATCGCTTCCGGCGGGAGTCACCCCAGGATTTGATGCCGTAATGCGATCTACCACAAATTCGGCTGATACAAATGAACCGTTTAGTGCGTCAGTTGTGGCTCAACGCAATGGGGCTATAACAGAAGCAAATGATATTACCATCGTAGGAGCTACACCCTCCATTCTGGGATTTGATGTGACAAGCGGCCTTGTGAGGGCTCGTTCCGGAACTACAGCCACGACATCAGCACCGGAGTCGACAACACATTCTATTCAAGCGCTGTTCAATGCAGCATCTTCAATAATTTGTGTTGATGGATCAAATTCGACCGTGAATGCAGGAAACAACAGCACTGGGGTTGGTCCTTACGCATTTCCGAATACATATCATGCCATTAAGTTCTGGGAAGCTGGATGGTGGCTCAGCGATATTTCTTCCAGCTTTTCTGCGCTTAACACTAACCAACATAGCGCGGCGAATGGGTGGAATTTTTAATGCGGTGGCTAGTAGCATTATTTTTGCTAACGCTAACGATTGTAGACGTTCAGGCGTGGCTGCACGGAACGACGTTTGTTGAGCCGGTCGGCAGCGTCAGCATCCCGGTTTCCTCACAAGCCGGCCCGTTCCCTCAGTCAATTGGCGCTAACAATTGGACAGGATTCAGCAGCCCGGCCGGAAGCGTGTTCCAGAACAACAACTGGACCTCTCCGCTACTCACATTCAGCTATCTTCAGTCCACCAATTACAAGGTCATGGCGGCGCAGACGACGGCATCTGCGCGAGACGTAGAGGTCGTTACCTATGTCCGCGACGGGACGGTGTTTTTGCGCCAGTTCAACGGGACGGCGATCTTCTTTACGCACAACGGCGATACAGCGAGCGGCGAGCTTAAGTTTGGTATCGTAACGGGGCTCACAGGCACGACGATTATAGATGGGGGCGGAAATCCCATTGGGACATATTACACGCTTTACGACAATGCCGATCTGAACGGAACCGTCACGGGGTACAACAACGCGAGCACGAACAGCGCCCTGCTGAAAATGGGAGTCAGCGGCCTGACGATTTACGCCCAATTCTCGAACGACAATGGCGCGACGTGGGTCAACATCAACGCTCAGCCGATAATATCGAACTTCGACGTGACACCTGGGCCGGTTGGACTATGGGCGAACAGCCTCTACGGCTTTCGCGACGTGACGGTGAACTACCTGCCGCTGGCGCCGCTCTTTAGTTCGCCGGGACTTGCCCGTTGGGATCCGCGAGACTGGGGGCTCAAGTCGGGTCAGACGACCGGGACAATCACGGGCGGCACCACCGCGCTGACGTTGGCGGCTCCTATCGGCGTTGTGACCGGCGATAGCATCATCGTTGCAGTCGGTGGTGAGAGTGGATTGGGGGCTCGCGGTACGGTCGGCGTAGGGGGCAATAGCCCGGCACTGAGTTATGCTAACGCTACGGCGATGAACGCAGATACAGGCCAGCCAGATGGCACGTTTGCCTGGACGACAGACAACGGCAATGCGTTCGTCTCGACTGGTGGCGTGTGGGCGCAGGACGGCAGGTACTATCTCAACAAGGCAATGCCGAAGGCGCTGCTCGCCAAGGTGACAGGCGTCGGCGGTGGCGGAACGTCTCTCACGCTCGACACGAACGCTACCGCGACGGCGACAACCGCAGCGGTCTACATCAATAACTATGGCCCTCTGCACGACTCGATGAATCCGCCATCGAACCTTCCGGCGCTAACGTATCAGACGATCACCATACCGAGTGGGACCTACGCCATCGGCGCTCCTTTCGCCACGGCGGCGCCGGCGATGACCTTGCCAAACAATATGGTAGGCTGGAAGGTTCTGGGGCAGGGATTGGCCAGCACCATCTTGATCTCGCCTGATGGCACCACGAGCGCCGGGCTTGCCATGTCGCAGGATACGAATACTGAGGTGGCGGGCCTCAAGATCATCGGCAACAATAGGGCCAACGGGTTCGGTCTCCAGTGGAGTGGTAACGGAGCCACGTTCTTCGACTTCCCGCGTGGGATCAATTTCACTACGAACTCGGACAATTCGTCGGCGCACGACTTTGAGACCGACGACATATTCTACTGCGGATATTGCGTGTCGTTCGGCACCAATGTCACAGCATCGAACTGTGTGGTGAGCCAGAGTTTCGTACCAATATCCGGCGGTTCCGACATCGAACCGTACCATATGGAGATGTCGAACAGCACTGGCGGTGGGATCACCAACTGCACATTCACCGCTCCGCTTCTCACAGGTGGGCTTGAAGCATTCCAGTCGAATGGATTCACTTACAGCGGGGTCACGCTGAATAACGGGTATTTGTCGCTCAACGGGTCGGGTGGCTCATTTCAGGTGAATGACCTTGCCATCAATCTCGCGGCTAACTCGCAAAGCTGGTATCAGGCGACGGGGCCTCTCATCGACATAAACGACAACCAGCCTGGGAACCCTGGAGTTAGCACAGGCGGAACGCTAAATCGACCGAAGATCATTCAATCCGGGCTTTACGATGGCACGAACATCTTGCAATTCGTGAACATAGCTTCGACCAATCCGAACATCACGTTTGCCGGGACATACACGTCGTCGTTCAACGGGGCCGGCTGTTTCAGCGCGCAAAACTGGGCAACAGGCATGAATGCCTTCCTCGGGATTGGTGTGCGCAACGACGGAACGGGCACGGCCGTCTCAGGCATGCGCTTCATCGGGCAAGTCAATACAGGAAGCGGCAAGACCAACATCTACGCCGAAAGCGGATCGCTCACCTCGACCAACAACATCATGGACGCGTTCCCAATCGCGGTGGGCGGGAACGTGACTAGCGAAACAGGATCGGAAACGAACGCTACTTGGAACGCCGCCAATCCGGGGCATCTCGGCTGCTAGTGGAACTTATGAGATGTCACATAGACGCTGTCGGCCACATATATCAGCGGACGAATAAACCTAGCGGTCTTTCTCAAAAGCGTAGAGGCTAAAATGAGAGCGCGAGCTTTGGCGGACACATGCTGCCGATCCTCAGCGAGAAGACCCAGGCCGCCGAATGCCTCAGCCCGCAATTTGGTCGGGCCGATACGCTTCGCAAACGCCGATCGCATCGCCCTCAGTGACCAGTACCTCACCCGGAAAACGCCGCTGTCCATGTAATGCCGCCGCGTTCGGATGTATGTTGATCGCAGTCCGCCCTTATGTGCCATCTGAACCTTGGCGCATCCGCCGACACGCAACGCGCGGCCCATTTCAGCGATGCAAATCTCTGCGTCAGTCTCGGCAAAATGCTGGATGACGCTATAAGAGAATGCGCAATGGAACGTGTTCTGTTTGAACGGCAAAAATCTGGCGTCGCCGCAGACGAAACCGAGATTAGGCTGTTCGCCCGCAAAGGCCCGCCGAGCAGCAAGAATAGCACCAAGCGAAGGATCGATCCCGATAACGCGCCATCCCTTACGGGCGGCGGATACTGACCAGCGGCCCCAGTTGCACCCGACATCGAGCAGTAGTCTGCCATCGCCGTTCGATTCTACTGGAATGTCGGGGATTGGATAGCGCTCCATCCGGCCGACCAAATCGAGATAACCGAGACCGGACGTAGCGGCGACCAAGTAGGAGATGACGGGATCAATGCCGTCACGGTCCTGCGCCCAGCTTCGCTCGATGCCACGTTTCTGGGGGTCACCGACGCCAATGGTGTTTATGTAGAGCGGGGCACCGTCGCCGGTTTCCGCAGCCTTCAAGGACTCCGCAGCGATTCCGATGGTCTGCTGTTTCTCTCCAAGCAGAAAAACGGGAACGCCCTCGACAACAGGATAGCGGTGCCCGTGGGCACATAGAAGGTGATCGTTTTCGGGATGTAGATCGGAATGATCTCGGGGGCATTCGAGCAAGGCAAGTAGGCGGGCATCGATCATGCCGAGGGTGTCCTCACGCTGTACGGCCCCAAAAGAGTGAATACCGCGTCGATCGAAGTCAACCCCGCACCCATCCACGGGTAGATGCCCACTGACGGAACATCTCTAAAAGGACTTAAATCCTATGGCGGAGTGGCGAAACCTGCACGAAGCGCCGCGCGATGCACCGGTCAAGCTGTTTCTCCCTTGTGTGAAGTTCGACCCCGACGAGCGCGGGCGGCCGAAGCCGGACTCGGTCCAGCACGGCGAGTGCATCGGGATCTGGGACACCACGCAATCGCACTGGGTTAACCGCGACAGCGGCGCCAAGGTCTATCCGTCCGGTTGGCAGCCGCTCGACGGCGCCTGATCATCCTTTTCCGTCCGCGCCACGAAACGGCGCACGGCACTTCGGGGCAGCCGACCGCATGCCCCGCCGCAGGCGACCGCGATACGGCGCAACGCTTCACCCACGGTCCTGGCGTGCGTTGGGTCTCCTTAAGTCGGGAGGCTCGACCGAATGCGGACTGCCGTCATCACGACGATACCGTGAACGAAAGAAGGTTTGCCAATGGCTACGCGTGTAATCGATCCGATTGGAGAGGCCATCACCGCGACCGAGAAGGAGATCGCCGGTGCGGCCTGGGGTGACGAAGAGCCGGTGCTCGACGAGACGGGAGACCGTACCATCGAGACCATGGGTGAGGGCCTGGAAGGCCAGCACGAGCCCGACGACGATGACGAAACGGCCGAGGGCGAGGAGCCCGAGGACGAGGCGGAGTCGGAAGAAGGCGAAGGCGACGACGGCGAAGCCGAACCGGAGGTCAAGGAGCCGCCGGGCGAGGAAAAGCCGGCCGTCAGGGCCGAAGGCGAGCGGGAAGGCCGCGTGCCGTCCGGCCGGTTGCGGGAAGCCAACGAGCGCGCCAAGGCGCTCGAAACGCAACTCGAAACCGAGCGGACAAATTCGGCTCAACAGATTGCGGCGCTCAACGCGCGATTCGACAAGTTCGTTGCGGACTTGTCGCGCAATATCGGCCAAAAGCCGGAGGAGCGGTCTGCGACCGACCCGAAGGCGCCCGACTTCTTCGAAGACCCCGCGGGGTTCCTGGCGGCGCAGACCAAGCCGCTGGTCGATACGGTGAGTCAGTTGCAACAGCAGCTCGCGACTCAGCGTGTCGAGACGAGCATGGAGATCGCGCATTCGAAGCATGGCGATACGTTCGCCAAGGCGTTCGAGGCGGTGTCCAAGCTCAACCCGCAGAACCCCGATGATCGCGTGACGGTGCAGCGCATCTACGCCAATCCTAATCCGGGTGAGGCGCTGGTCGCGTGGCACAAGCGCAGCGAGACGCTGCGCGAAGTCGGCGACGACCCGAGCAAGTATCGCGAACGGGTTGCGGCCGAGACGCGCGAATCCCTGATGAAAGACCCCGAATTCCGCAAGGCTCTCCTGGCCGATCTGCGCGCGGAAGCGTCTCGGGGCGACGATGGCAAACCCAACACGACCGTTCGCCTGCCGAAATCGTTGAACGGCGCTGCCGGCGGAAACCGCCGCGACGCCACTGCCGTCCAG